ATTCACATCGATAGCCGCTAGTCATATTCATTGAGAATCCAGCATCTTCACGCATAGCATTGAACTTTCCCAATGTTTCTCCGTTAAATTTATCCTCTCCACAACAGGGACAACTTAATTCTTTTTTACTAAAATAGTTCATTTACTAAAGATGGTGAATTTGACGGAACCGGATCTGATCTTAAAACTTAAACCACTATAGGAATATAACCAAAGGTAAGAGAAATGATAAGCGTTCAATCAGCAAAAGTAATTTGTGAATCAATTGACCTAAATAGTGATTTTTTCGATGAAGAAAACGAAGAATACACTATGTTAAGGGACCAAAATCATCAATTATGGGTGGCGTATGGTGAATTATTTGAGCTATCTACTCAAGAGGAAGGAAAGTAATGAAAGTACCAAAAGATACATCGATCGGATCTTCAGTCCTCGTAATTGCTATTATCGCATCATGGATTACCGGCATTGCTATAGCTAAAGGGTTTTGGGCTACATTCTTTAGTATTGTTATTGCGCCGTATGCTTGGTATCTGGTAGCAGAGCATTTTTTGAATATTTGAGATAAAAACTATAATCCCTTATAATACAAGTTCATTTAACCAAAGGTTTTACAATGAGTTCAATATTTTGCTTAAATTTACTCTCACATCTACCGGGTGGGAAGTCACAGAAAAGGGTCAAGTTATCCTTTCTGAGATCGAAACCATCGAAAAAGCTGTAGCGCTGGCTAGAGTTTATAGCGATGTATTGACTGAATTTAAAGACCTATCAACCAAGAGAGCAGCGTAATGGCAGGCGGCAACGGAAAAACTAAACCAAAGCCTAAAGCAAACAAGGTTAAACCAAAACCAAAGTCCAAGAAATGATTACAGGCGCTTTAATCTTATTTCTTGCTGTATTGTCATTCACTCGTCACAGCGAGAATCGGTACAGTATCCTTGTATTTGCCGCTATATGCGGCCTTTTTCAATTCGCTTCTGATAATCTTGGAGAGTCTTGGGGGTATGTTTACTATTTAGGCGCTGCTATTGCTGACCTATTAATTATTATCGCCATTTCGAAACCTGTCAAAATATCCGCAACAATAATTAACTTACAAAAAATAGCATTATGGTTTATATATACCAATGTATTTGGTTGGATAATCTACGAATTGTACTATCCGCCAATGGTTTATGATGCCTTATGTTTGGCGCTTTTCATCTCTGTTATAATAGTCGCAATAAGAAAGGGAGACGATAATGTGGGAATGCTTGCAAACTATAGCAATGATTCTACCGTTTATTGTGGTTATAATGGCAGCAATACACAAATGCAGATCAACAGAAAGAAGGCTTAAACGTGATAACCTCTTTAACTCAATTCATAACCCAAGCAAGCCAAAATGTCAAGCTTGCGGCCAGCACGAGCCTTGCAACTGCAACGACAGGGACGATCACATGGCTTGAATGGATACCCTCAGACATAGGAAGGCTAGCAACTGTCGTCGGCATAATCCTATCCACTATTTTAATCTATACTCATATCAAAAAAGCGCAAAGAGACAAAGAATTACACATTGTTGAAATGGCGAAGAAGGAATTAGAGCTTGAACAGTTACGAGCGAGAGCTAGAAGAAAATGAACTATTTTAGTAAAAAAGAATTAAGTTGTCCCTGTTGTGGAGAGGATAAATTTAACGGAGAAACATTGGGAAAGTTCAATGCTATGCGTGAAGATGCTGGATTCTCAATGAATATGACTAGCGGCTATCGATGTGAATAATCATACAATAAACTAAAAGGTTACACCCAAACCCATGCAACCGGACAGGCTGGAGATATATCCTGCACTCACAAAGAGGCAGTTACATTATTAAAACTAGCTATCAAGCATGGAATGACAGGGATCGGCGTTAAACAGAAGGGATCGGGGCGATTTTTACATTTTGATGACCTCAAACAAATCTCGGGAAGACCTCGGCCCCATGTCTGGAGCTACTAACATGAAAGAAACCAAGAAAAAAGACAAAGAACCTTATCAACACTATCAACCAAACCAATACCCCAATCTCTGTAAAGACATAGACCGGGCACTTAAACCCTACAGAGAGGCTAAGAAATGAAACACCAACCAAAGAGGAAAGACTAATGAATAGCACAAATTTTGATTTATATTCAGGCAAAGAAGCAGAAGAGTTTAGGAAAATGGCAGATAAGAACTCTGAGTTTGATAAACGGCTTATTGAATTAACAGAAGGTCAGTATGATGAAATGAAACCAATGCAACCGACAACACGCAAAGGATATATGCGTAATCAACCTTGTGTTTGTGGTAGCAAGATTAAATTTAAAAAATGTTGTTGGAATTATTACGCGCACAATCCTTTACCAGTTCTCGAAACAGCAGGTGAAGGATAATGAAATATCTATTATTAATACCATTGCTAATATTATTATCTAGCTGTTCTATGTTAAGTGGTATGGTTGACAAGGTAAGCGAGATTAACGATGAAGCCCTTAACACTGCTGAATTTACTATTTGTCATGGGGCTACCGTAGGTTCTATACGGAGACATTATGGGTCGCCTGAAAAATCCAAGATTTGGGCTGAGCTTTGTAATTCAGTAGACGATTTTAATCCCAACGCCAATTAACATGCGATATTTAATCTTACTTTTATTTTGTTTTGATGTATCCGCTCAAGATTACTGGATGCCCCGCGAGAATTTAAAAAACAAACTTAATATGTACCGAGATAAAACATCAAAAAGCCATGTTGTTTGCGCGGTCAGTCAAGGTCGAGCGATGAAAAAGATATCAACAGGGTTAAACTGGATAAAGGTATCTATCGCATTATGTGAGGGATATGTGTATAAAAAGTCAATCGTCCCATTTAAAACTAGTTTAAGTTATATGCAAGGGCTAGCGGCTGACGAAATCGAAATACACAGGGTGGATAAAATGTTATATGTTGATGTAGGCGGATGGTGCTATTTTATTAATGTTGATAGCTTAAAAGACATTCCACAAGGTAAAGGTAATGCAATCACTCTCAGGGCGCATCTTGATAATAACGGCGGGTTTAATACTTTAACTAACGAGATTAAAGAAAATTGCAATTTTCATTAGAGAAACTGATTACCTTCAATATTAAATCGACTGGGTTAAGTGATAGCGATCACGAACGACCGCCCTATTTAAACGGAACGGTTGAGATTAAGAGAAAAAGAAAGATTTGCTCTCTTCAGCAATTTGTTGATAACTACCCGAGGAAAATGTACTAATGAACGATTGCTGCTTTAAAGACGACGACGAAACAGAGGGCTGTTATCACCACCAAGACGACCTTGAAAATTATCAACCACCAATACTGTTTGATGAAATTGACGTAAAAGAAACAAGGAATCAACAGCGAGAAATCAGACATTATCTCTACGGCTGTCATCATTGCTTGCACAGTACCGCCTGGTGGCCTACATCAGAAGCGGCGCTGGCTCATTGGAATAGAATTAACCCCCATCAAATGAGAATTCAAGAATACCGCGATTTACCGCCGGAAGCTAAACGATAATGACGATAGCAAGAATAAAAGATTCTGGTACAACCCCGATCACCGACGGAACCACTTACGATCCCGCTGAGTCTGGTAGCGATCAAGGTGTAGACTCTTTAATGCTTCTAAGGGATAGCACCAGCGGCGGCACTTCAAGCGATTTTCAGTTAAACTCGGTCAATTTTGTTCAAGATCAAAGCATTTTAGAAGCTGCATTATTAAGCTTTACAATGTATCTTACTAGTGGTGCAATTGTAGAGTCTGCCATTCCCGCGAGCGGCACTTTCGACGCTCAAATAACCGGCACAGCAACCGGAGAGGGTGGGATTGTTTCAACCATCAGCGGAATGCTTCAGACTGGCACTATAACAAGTGATATGAAGTTAACTCCGTTTGCAAACGCTGCCACACCCACTCAGCTTGTTTCAGCCGTAGCCGGTGATAAAATTACCATGTTGTACGAGAGTAATGGAGGCACTGACAGCCTGCCGGACGACCTTTCCACGGGTGATACGTGGGAGGAACAAGCCTCCGGAGCGTTAACTGGAAGTCCGCTAACACAAGGTAAAATATGGGACGTGCTAGTGACTGGCACTATAACAAATGAATCTATTGGTGGATCTGATATACTAACCGGCACCAATAGCGGTAGTCTTGCAACTAAAGTAACAAAAGGCTCGGTAGCTGCTGGTGGTGTACAGCCAACCAACTATTATAATTTATTATTAGCGGAAGCAGCGTAATGCAAAAGAACACAGCCAGTCAGAAATTTGTAGTTTTTGCTTTTAATCGCACAAATAATGTGCCTTTGGCCGGTGATGCTGCAAACATTACTGCCAATTTACAAAAAGACTTTGGCACTTCCACAGCCACAAATGATACCAATCCAACAGAGTTAGAAGATGGTTACTATGCGTTTGATGCCACTCAGGCCGAAACTGATGCCGATTCATTAGTAATTTACCCTGTTAGTTCAACCTCGGATATTCAAGTGATCGGTGTTCCTGGTCAAATGTTTACTGTATCCGCTGGATCACCTGATGAAATCGTACAATCAGGCAATAACTTTACCAGAATAGGCGCAGGCGGTATTAATTTAACCGCATTACAAGGTAATCTTGGACAAGGTATCGCTCAGGGAGGCACCGCTAGCACTATTCAACTGGCTTCTGGTGAAACCTTTGCCACTAATGAGTTAAGAGGCTGCGTTGTCAACATCACTCTTGGTACAGGCAAAGGCCAATCTCGATGGATAAGCGCGAATATCGGTGTAACCGATACTTGCACTATCGTTCCAGATTGGATAACCACCCCGGATGCCACAACCATTTATGAGATTGTGCAGGGTGCTACCAGTATGCAAGCTATCCGTAATGCACCTCTTATTGAAGGTGCATTTGATCGCATTGCTAATAACTGGAGTAATTTCTTCAACAATGACAATACTCAATCACCCAAGAGATTAGATGATGTGGGCGGTCAAGCATTACCAGGAGGAAGATGGACATGGAGCACAGCAACAAGCGGCGTACCTAATCCCGGCCGAATAAGGGGAAATAATGCAACCATCGCTTCGATTACTGAGTTATCAATTCATCAAGAAACAGTAGACCTTGATAATCTAGGTGTGCTTATCTCCGCTTTGAGATCTGGTGATAGAATCGGCATCTTTTTTGCAGTTAATCCAGATGTCTTTTTAATCTTCGATGTGACTGCTACGCCGATATTGACCGGTTCAGTTTATGCCGTAACCGGGACAGTGGACTCAACAGCAGGGTCATTTGTTAATAGCAGTATCAATGTTGGTTTTGTGATAACTGGCAATGCCGCAGCTTCTGTCGCAAATAGAATAGAAATGGACAGTAATAGTGTTGATCTAAACACCTTAATAGCTGGTGTAGCTGCTATTCCAACTACTGCAATGAGAGGCACTGATAACGCAGCAACGTCTGCCAAGCAGGATACTATGGAGACAACTTTAAACGCTATTCCGACCACAGCGATGAGGGGCACTGATAATGCCAATACCGTTGTACCTGATGCTGCAGGGGTGGTTCCAACTCTAGCTGAAATATTAGAGAGTCAGCTAACAGAAGCCTATGCAGCTGATGGAGTGGCGCCAACATTGACGCAAGCCATATTCCTAATACAGCAAGCATTAACTGAGTTTGCAATAGTAAGTACATTAAACACAGTTAAAAAGATAGATGGATCTACAACGGCGGCAGTTATGACGCTTGATGATGCAACTGACCCAACCTCATCAACCCGGACTTCATAATGTCTATTAGGCTTATAATAACCAGGGGATACGGGAACGGAACATTTTCGGGAACGATTAAGGATCTAGTTACAAGAGGATACGGAATTTCAACCATCATACCTCCCACCATTCCGCCATCAAACGGACTAGTGAGCAATCAATCTCTTGGCAACGGCATTGCTAGCAATCAATCCCTTGGAAATGGTATACTCGGTACACAGTCTACAGGTGGTGGTATTACGAGAAGTGGAAGTCTTTAATGGGTAGTTTAAATTTCAAAGAAGTCGGGCAACCAATCAGGATTGATTTCAATGAAGATATCAGCCTGTCAATACCTACACTTGTTTTAGAGCCGCAACTTGGGACAAAAAAAGACATTACGATTGATGTAACCGTCCCTAATGTCACTATTATCGTCAGTGGTCAAACACTTACCGCTAATGAATATATAGAATATTTCACCAAAGAAGAGGATCTGGATTACTTTGGTCAATGGCGATTTAAAGGCAAGTTAAAATTTAGTTCAACCGATATCAGACAATCCGACTACGAACGATTCACAGTTAAAGCATAAGGAGAAAGGTAATGCCAGGCCATACAGAACCAGAAAAGCTAAAGAACAAACGCAAGAAAAAGTCAGCAAAACGAGTTTCAAGAAATACTCATAGAGGGCGAAAGAAAGTCACCGGACCTAAAAGGGGTGGAGTTATCGGATTGCCGCCAGAAAGACTACAAAGAAGGAAAGGACCCACTTTCGAATAACCATAACACCGCTTATCGCACAGCTTAAAGAGGCGCAGAGGAGAAAATGTTATGAACAAGAAGAAAAAAGAACTCGGTTTAATGAGATTCTATAAAGGCCAAGTGTTCATATTTGGCGAACAAACTATAGAGTATATTCCACCTATAAAACCATCAGGTGAATTCCCTTTTAAGAGGGTGAAGTCATGATAGTCAGAGAAACAACCAATAGAGCGGAAGTCCTAGAATATAAAAAGCGCAGAGATTTTATCAAAAGTAAAAACGCTGTCGGCTTGATTCCTATAGGTAATAGACCTAAACCTATCTATATATTGAGAGAAATAACCACCGAACAATTCAATATTGAAGCCTTTGATCGCCATTGTGACAAATTGGAGGATATCTAATGGATAACAATGTAGAGCACGTAAACTTTAAAGATGAAGTGAATCATAAGGTGATGTTAAGAAGGCTAGCAGACGATGATGAATTGGAAGGCTGTCTAGTTGTTTGTATGTGGAAAGGCGACGAGGTAAGCACAGGATGGTCCAACATGAAACCTAGCGTTGCGGCCATCGGATGTTTAAATCTTCAGCAACAAATTCTAAAGCGTCATAACGGTGACTATAATGGATAACACAGAGAAACTATTAAGAGCGTTTATCGAGGCTCAAGGGTATGAGATAGAAAAGATTTATAATCAAAGAAAATATAACTATGAATGTGCTTTAGCTGCTGAAACAAACGCTCCATTCCTTAAGACGCACGAAGACTTTATCGATTACAAAGTAACTAAGAAGCAGAAAGACAAAGAAGCATATAGCATGGCAGAATTAATAGCCCATAGTGACGCATGGAATGCTATTTGTGATTATGTCTTAGCTCATAAAGAAGATATAGAATCAAACGTTAACGATTTCGAGACATTAAAACCTGTTTGGGATTTCTTTAACCGTAACACTAAGCCATTCACATTTGAAGATATTAAGCATGAGTTTGGCGAGAGCGAGTTACAATGACTGATAAACCTAGAGACCCTTGGAGACCAACAAAATACAATCAAGAAGTATTAGACAAAGCTAATAAATACCTCGATAACTATGCTGATGAAGGTCATGTAATACCAAGCGTTGTAGGTTTGGCAGACGTTTTAAATGTAACAGCTAAGACATTGTACAACTGGTCTGACAAGAAAGAGAACAAAGACTTTTTACATATATTAGAGAGATTGAATCAAAGACAGCACGTTAGATTGATTAGTGGAGGGCTAGACGGGTCGCTTAATTCGCAGATAACTAAGCTAGTATTAGGTAAGCATGGATACCACGATAAAGTCGATACAGACGTCACTAGCAAGGGTAAGAAGATATCTAATAATTTCATTATTCAACCGGTGACAACTAAAGCAGATGGCTGATATTCCTCTTCAGATAACCGAAGGGATAGCCTGGTTAATGTCTAAGCCTAAACGGGTTAAGATAGCAGTAGGCGGTAGAGGGAGCGCTAAGAGTGTCGGAATGGATGACGCTATGTTAGTCTATGCTGATCAAGGGCAAAGAATCTGCGCCACTCGTGAATACCAAAACTCAATTGATGATTCAATTCATGAAAACCTTAAGATGGAAATTGACAGATTAGGTATAGAAGGATTCTACCCATCTGCAACAGACATCAAAACCCATAGCGGCGGTGAGATATTCTATAAAGGCCTGGCAAGAAACATTACCTCGTTGAAATCATTGGCTGGTGTTAAGAAGTTAAGAATAGAAGAAGGTGAAAGCGTATCAAAGCATTCTCTTAAGGTTTTAACTCCATCTATCCGTTCAAGCGCTGCAGACAACGAAGCTCGTTTAGAACCCCCAGAGATATGGATATCAATGAACCGAGGTTCAAGAGAGGATGCAATCGCTAAGAAGTATCTTGCTAGGGCAGAAAATGAATTATCCAAGTGCGGGAGATATGAGGACGATTTAGTGATGATTGTCCAAATGAACTATCAAGATAATCCTTGGTTTCCTCCTGAGTTAGAACAAGAAAGGTTGGATGATAAGGCGAATTTGTCAGAGGATGAATACGATCACATTTGGGGTGGCGATTACGACGAATCTGTCGAACGTAACATTATCAAGAAAGCTTGGTTCGATGCGGCTATCGATGCTCATATTAAATTAGGGATTAAACCAACCGGTGCCACTATATCAACCCATGATCCAGGAGATACCGGCGAAGACTCTAAAGCTTACTCAGTCAGGAAAGGCATATTCTATTCGGATATCGGGGAGGTGGAAGCTAAGGACGGCAATGATGGTTGTGATTTAGCGACAGAGATAGCAATTAAAGCTAACACTGATTTGTTTGTTTGGGATGCTGACGGAATGGGTGCGCTACTAAGAAGACAGATAGCCGCTGACTTTAAAGGGATTAAATGTGAACTTAGAGCTTATCACGGGTCTGGAGAGGTCGAAGAAAAAGATGATGTTTATGATGGGCTGCAATCGTTAGGGTCAAAAGATAAACCAAAAACCAATGGTAATACGTTTGCCAATAAACGTGCGCAGTTCTATATTAAAGTGGCTCAAAGGTTTTATAATACCTGGTTATGGGTTGAGAAAGGACAGTATCAAGATCCAGACACTATTATTAGCATTTCATCAAGTATTAAGTTAATTAACAAACTTCGGTCTGAAGTGTGCAGAATACCCACTATTCCCAATGGAGCAGGCAAGATACAATTGATGTCAAAAGCAATGATGAAATCAAAATTAGGGTTGGATAGTCCTGGGATGGCTGACTGTTTGGCAATGGGCGAGGAATTGCCTTATAATAGTGTGAAACTAATAGACATCGACTTCGATAGTGAGTTTTAATAATGGCATCAGATAACGAAGAACATAAAAAGATACACGCAGAAGCGATGAAACGCTTTATGCAAGTGGAAGATCGAGATCAAAGGCAGTTATCCATTGAAGAGATGCGCTTTGCTCATGTTCAAGGTGGTCAATGGGATGAAGATTCAAGAACTAAACGGGCTAATCGACCTAGATTTACTATTAACCGTATTGAACCCGCTATCGATCAAATCGTTGGCAATCAAAGACAGAACAGAACCACCATCAAGATAAGACCCGTATCAAGTGGTGCCGATGAAAAGACAGCCAAAGTCTTTAACGGGCTAATCAGGAATATCGAATCAGTCTCAAAAGCGGCCAATTCTTATGATGCCGCGTTCGATGAGTCAATCGCGGGTGGTTATGGTGGATGGCGAGTACTCACAGAGTTTAATGACGATGATGTATTCGAACAAGATATTAAAATAAAGCCCATTAAATCTGCCGCAAGTTCTTTATATTTCGGACCATCAGAAGAGTATGACAAACGAGATGCCATGTACGCCTTCTTGATCACTAACTTTACCCCGGATGACTTTAAGGAGAAGTGGCCTGATGCATCACCAGCCACCTTTAACGATAACCAATTAACTAATATCGCCAACTGCCGAAACTGGTTTAAGAGAGACTCTATCCGGGTGGCTGAGTATTGGAAGAAAGAACCCATCACCAGAGAACTGGCTTTAATGTCGGATGGTAAAGTGATTGATTTGGAGGAAGAAGAAGCGGTCATTGACGAGCTCAAAGAGCAAGGTATTACCGTATTAAAAACCAGGAAGGTTGATACTCATAAAATCATTATGTATAAAATGAGTGGATTAGAAATACTGGAAGCCCCGAGCAAATGGGCTGGTAAATATATTCCTTTGGTGCCTGTGTTCGGTAAGGTTCACCATATTGAAAACGATACCCACGTAAAAGGCATTGTTAGAGATGCGAAAGACCCTCAAAGGATTTACAACTATGAGACGAGTCAAGCCATCGAAACAAGCGCATTGACTCCTAAAGACCCCTATTGGTACACTAAAAAAATGGCTGCAGGGCATGAGCCTGCATGGAAATCCTTTCCAAGAAAGAACCAGCCCTTTATGCCTTACACTCCAGATGACAAACATCCTGGACCACCATCGAGAAGCGGCGCACCATCACTGCAACAAGCCTCACTAGCAATGATCCAACAGGCCTCAATGGATATAGAGGCGACTACCGGTATTCACGCCCCCGCATTAGGCAGAGCGCCACAACTATTAAGTGAGAAGTCCGTCCAGTCTCAAGCGGAGAAGGGAGATAGAGGGTCTTTTATTTACGAAGATAACTTAGAAAAATCAAAAAAGTACACCGGGGAGATACTCATTGATTTAATTCCCAAGATATATGACACCGCCAGGACGGTGAGAGTGTTGAATATCGATGGGTCGAGCGAGCAGGTAGAAATCAACCAACAGTTAAACCAAACGATTGAAGATCAACAAACTGGTGAAAAAGTGTTAGTGAATGATTTAACCCAAGGCAAGTATGACGTCTCAACCGACACCGGACCAAGCTTTGCAACCAAACGCCAAGAGTCAGCGGCTCAACTCATTGAATTG